AAAGGCATTAGTGACTATGGCATGATGGCTGTGAGTGCTGCATTTTTTCTTTTGCTTTCAGCAGCTATGATGATAGCACTATTCAAATGGTTTAAGAGTATGATAAACCGCCTTCTGGAACAACAGGAGTGTTTGAATCAATTGCTTGATACAGTACAAGACAATGTGAGTTTGCAACGAAACTTAATGGAAAGACTTCAACCTGAAACCTTACTGCGTATCCGGAATTTGACGGGTTTCGCTTTTGACCTTAGTATCGAACAGGTTTGTAGGTTGATAAAGCGGGTTCGAATAGAGAATCACATAGCTGATCGTGAAGCAACTGTAAACAAAATACGGAAATCACTTCAAGTAATCCATGATGATCGAAAGAGCCGCTTTGACCCTTTTATATATCATGGAAAACCTCTGTCGGAATATTGTAATGAGAATTGGGTGGAAGATGTGGTGAGTGTAGTTGAAAGTGAAATCTATAATGAGGATGGAGAAAATAATGCACGTGCCTATACCAATGTGAAACTTGCATACGACAATATAAAAACGGACTTTTATCAACGCTTAAATAGTTAATTATGAAAATATTAATAGATAATGGACACGGGGAAAATACACCGGGC